GGTTCGTGATCGGGATGGCAGATGTACATCACGTCAGCAGATTGCGCAAATTTTAAATCAAACAGTTGTGCAGTAGTATATTCAGTTGTGATTTGATAAATTCTATTTGCTACTCCAGCAGATGAGTAAGTAGTGTAAGCAGATGAATTAACATTGTTACCATCAACGTCTTGTAACTCAAATGTATTTGTAGTTTTGTTGGCAACTTTAAAAGTTTTGTTATTTACTTCTGTCATTCCTACAACACTAGAAATATTTACATAATCTCCGTTAGAATAACCATGTGAACTAGATGTAACCACAGCTGGATTAGCTTTAGTTATTGCTGTTATAGTTTTATTACTTTCAACTATTTGGCCACTATCTTTAAAAAATCTGATATAATTGTTGCCCAATTCTAAAATATAAGTTTGCTCAGTTGAGAAAGTAAATGGTATTAATCTTGTGCTATTTGCAGATGTTTTTATTTCAGATACAAAATAAGATCCTGGCCGTCTAGTTACTGGCCCATGAGGCAATACAACAAAGTTTTCTATATTTGTTGCGCCATTAAAATATTTGGCAAAGTCTGTTCTACCCTCCATAGAGGATGAAAGCTCCCCAGCCGTAAAGCTAGGTATGCTTAAAAGTTGTTTAGGCATAGTTAGTATCTACTGTTTATGAAATCGTCTGTTATTACTTGGTCTGTGTTTCCTAGTGTCGGATCTGTATTGTATCCTTCGCTAGCGTCTGTATGTTTTGCTTCTGATAATTTTGCTTGGTATTTATCTGTCATTAACTTTGTAACTTGTAAGTTTGAAGTTATGGCATAAGAAATATCTTGTGCTAAATGAGCTGATATTGTTTCTCTTAACAAAACATCTAATTGATTAACATCTGTTATCTGTGCTAAGTAAATTAAAAAAACATCAGCTTCATTTATTAATAATTTTCTTCCTTCAATTTTATAATCTGCATCGTAATCTTTAATTTGTAATACACGCAAACAATCTGAAGGTAATGTATATTGATATGTAAAACCCCAGGCTGGAGTATCTGTATCTTGCGCTAATTGAACTCTTTTAATTAAGCAATTCCATGGATGAGATCTAAATACTGCATCTCTTACTGTTTCATATCTTTCGTTGCATAATCTTGCATTTTTAGAATTTTCAGTAAGAGCTGTTATAGAACTAGCTCCTAGTTGATTTAATGCTGAGTTACAAATTTGAATTACGGATGCCATTTATTATGCCTTTGCTGTTTTAGCAGCTCGTCTAAAGTTTGCTGCTGTTGGTGCGCCTTTACTTCCAGGCTTTCTCATTTTTTCTTTACTACCCGCTTTAATTCTAGCTCTTTTTGCGTGAATGTTTGCGTATAATCCAGTTTTAGCCATGTTATTCCTTTCTTATATATTTACGTCTTAACTTTCTTGGTGTAACCAAAGCAAATATTTCAGCTTCAGTTAATTCTTGTTTAGTATCAAAACCATAATGGTTTTTGCTATCATGTTTAAATCGATCAACTAAAACATATCTATAAATATGATTGCCACTCTTAAAGTGTAATACCAGTTTTGGTTTATCGATTTTTTTTGTCATTGCATCCTAGGCGGGTTCCACTCTCGCTTTCCCCGCCTAAAATTTTTATTGTATTAATTTACAACGTATGAAATGTTCCAAGACATAGTACCAGCAGTACCACCCGCAGCAGCCATAGTAGCCGCTATGTAGTAGTATCCTCCTGGATCAGAGCTGTCTCCAGCTAATTCCCACATCTTTTTACCAGCTGTATCAATATCAGCAGCTTCAAAACGAACATCTGCCATTGCGCCAGCATCAGCTACCGCAGTTGCAAATACATCTTCGTCTTTAACTACTCCAGCTGAAGTGTATATCCCTACATTGAAAGTACACGATCCGCCAAAAGTGTCTGAACCAATGAATAAACTTGGTACAGCAGCATTTGATGGAATAGGTGCTAACATAACAATATCGTCATCGTCACTATCGCCAGATGCTAATTCTACTGTTCCATGAGCTGTTCTTAGAACACCATGTAATTCAGCAGAGTTGTTAGCAACTGAAGGAGACGCTTCGAAATTTGCTACTAAGTCAGTATTTTTAGTTCCCATATTTCTATCCTCCTATTATGCTTCGTGACAAGGAATTTGAACAACTTTCTTTTCTTCCATTCTGACAGCACCTAAAGACATACAGTAGTAAACTTGCGTACTGTAAGACTTGTCAGCTCTTTCAGAAATTTTTGCAGAAATATCCTTACCGATACCTAATTTAATAGCATCTTCAGTATATGCAAAAACTAATCTGTCAGTAGTGTTAGTTGCATCCTTGTTCAGTCTTGTTGACATTATAAACTCAAATCCTAGGAATGAATTAACTTCTCCAGTTGATAAAGCTCTAACTGTATTGAAGTCAGCACTTGTAACTGAAGTTGTACCTAATAGATCTGATATTTGTTGTGGCCCACAAACAATGTATCTCTTTAAAGAAGGATCTACATCGTTATCATCTAAGATTTTCTTCGCAGACAAAAGTTTAGCAATAGTCAAACCATCTGATTGGTCTGAAGTTGCAGTTTTTTGACTTGAAGGTAAAGCTGTAGATGAACCACCAGCTACACCAGTTGATGCAGATGCGTTGAATGCTGTAATAATAACATCATCCATTGCTCTATTCATCGCTGCTGCCGCTGCTTTAGCGTAAGAACTTGTAGGATCTACAAGCATTCTAACTTTGTCAACATCGTCAACTAAGTCAGCCCACTCGTAATCTGCCAAGCTCAATCTTCTTCTGCTATGCGGAGTATCGATCTGTGGAGTATCGCCATGTCTGCTCGTTCTTAATTGAGCAGCAGTAACGCCTACTTGATCGAAAAAGGCATTTTTGCCATTAATGTTTTCCACATCAACAGAACCTCTAAGTTTACTTCCCATTTGTTGAGAAAGCATAGATACGTTAGAACTATACTGTTCAACAAAAGAAGTAGTAATTTGAATAGACATACTATTCTCCTCTTGGTTATGTTTATGTTTAAGTTAAACGGCTGATTATCCTTGCGGGTCGAAACCTGGCTTTTACATCTTTTAGATGTTAGTCTTTCCTAATGTCTTTCGGGGTCTTGCGATTATCCCGATATTTCAGCTATACTTGATTTTTTTTTTCTCGTAAAGCCAAAACTTCTTCGACAGCTGCTCTATGATTAGGATGGTGTTTATCCCAATAAGCAGATCCAACTTGCGTTAGTTGTCCAATTTCTTTTTCTATTTGAGCTGGTGTTTGATAAATTGGCCCAGAAGATTGCGTAATACTATCTTCTCCCATTTTACTTGCTAGCTCTGCAAATGCTTTTATCATAACTGGATGATCTCCAAGTTTAGTTCCATCTGCTAAATTAGTATCAAACAATGCGCTAGCTCCTACACTTTTTGCAAGATTAGAAGCCTGGCTAATTTTCTGTGGATATGCCTGGCCCCATTCTTGTTTTAATTCTTTGGTACTGTTTTCTCTTGCAGCTACAGCTATGCTTTCTTGATCTTGTTGTATTTTTGACATTGCATCATTATAAAATTTAACAACACCATTTGCTTGACCAGGAAGTAATCCAAGTTTATGCGCTTGATCTGAAAAACTTTTAAGAGCTTCACTATCTAAATTTTGATCTTCTGGTAAATCGTATTTATATCCAGATGGATCATCGGGTCTGCCAAGTCTTTCGTAAACTGCATCCCAATCTTTTTCTGTCGCAAATTTATTAGGTACTGGAATTTTATCTGCACCCACTAATTTTTGTGCATGAACATAAGACTTTGCCAAACCTTCTATATCTTTAATATTTTCTAAAGATTTATCAGATCTTATTTCTTCTGATAAACTGGCTTTCCAATCCGTTGCTACTGTTTCTGCCGTTAATGTTGTATCGTTTGTTGGTGTTTCCGCAGACACTTGACTTGTAGGTTCAACTGCTACCTGGTTTGTTTCACTACTCATTTATCCTCCGTTGGTTTTTTATTGAGCATATTATTAATAAACAAGATTACAAATCTTGTTCCTTCTAAAAATGCGCTTTCATGGCTATCGCCTTTAATGTGCGTAGTATTATAAAAGCTACATCTTTTTTTTAGATCTTCTAAAACCTTTTCTCCAGCTTCAGAACTAAAAGTTTGTTTATAAGCAAGTTCTATTTCTTTAAGATCCTTATTGTTCATTTAATACCTTTAAAGCTGGAGCTACTTTTCCAGCACTTTCCGCCACTTGTTGAGCTTGTTGTAATTGCATTTGTTCCATTTCTGCTTGTTGTTTTTGTTGTTGCATTTGTTGTACTTCAGCTTTTGATCTCATAATTTTAGCTGGTAATCCTAATACTTCCTGGATGTGTCCAACTAATCCATCAATATCTATGTAATCAAAAACGGGAGCAATATTTTGCATTGAACCAAATATTTCTATTCCTCTCATAACTGAAGATAGCTCCTGGCTCTTTTGTGCTTTTGCTAATGGAGATACATATTCAATTTCTACATCTTGATCTCCAATTTCTTCTGGTACTGGAGGAAGTTTATTATTTTTAAATAATAAATTAAATGATCTAGTAATTAATGGCTGCAATAATTCAGATTGTAATCTGCCTAACACGGGGCCAAGTAATCTCATTTTTTCTTCAGTTCTTTGTAAAACTTCTGTAGCTGTCATGTTTTGATTTCCAGTTGTCATTAACTGATCTACAAAAAAGTTTTCTCTAATAGCTTTTCTTCTTTGATCTTCCATATTCAAACCAAGAGGATTGTTTGATCCTATTTGTAATGGTTCAATTCTTTCTCTAGTTCCAGATCTATAAAAATTTAATCCTCCAGGTACAGTTCTTATTGGTAAAATAAAACCATCATCTGGAACCATTAAAGGTGGATCTATTTGTTTTTGAGCTGCTTTGATAGTTGTCTTAGACATTGTGTTTAACATTTTAGTATCAGGCAGCGCATTCATTGCTGGAGATCTTCCATAAACTTCGTTAGATGAAGATTTTAAATATCTAGGTACAACATAAGGAAATTCTTTAAATCCACTTTCTCTTAATAAAGTTCCAGTTTTTTCGTGGACATGACAAGAAACATAATCCATATTTTTTGCATTGTCATAACCCATTGGTTTATCACTTGGATAAACAGAATGAATTATTGTTGTGTCATCAAAAGGGAATTTTTCTATATCTGTTTGAATTGCTCTTGGTAGATTTGCATCCGCATATAAAGCTGGAATGTTTTTATTTTTGATTTGAAATTTTCTAGTTAAACTATCAACTAAACCTTTTTCATTTTCTGTAATAAATATTTCTGAAATATGTAAAGTTTTAAATCTTAAATCATCTTTAACATCGTCTGTAATAAACATAGCAGACGTACCAAATGCTAACAGCTCATGGTACAATTCAAATATTTCTTGTTGGAAGTTTGATCTTGAAAATACTTGCTGCATAATTTTTGCGCAGCTTTCTAACCATTCGTTTGCAACATCGTTGTCAAACATCATTTGGTTTCTAAATTTTAAAATAAACCATGGAGAAACAGTATTAGTCAACATACCATTTAAAGATGAAGATAATAATTCTAAAGCATGAGTAGCTGTACCATCGAATATTTGATCGTGTCGCTTATCGCCTTTAGTATGTTTTTCTGTAATGTTAGCTTTTCTAGGTAAAAAATAATCTGCAATTTCTTGCCAATGATCTTCCCAGGTAACTCTTTGAGCTTTGAGAGTTTTATATCTCTCTAATACCATTTTTGCTTTTGGATCTTGTGCCATCTATGCTCCTAATGTTTTTTTCATTGTGTTAGCAGTACTATTACCTAAACCATCTGCTGTATTTAATATAGTTTGTGATCTACCTTTTTTCTTATTAGCAACTAAAATTTCATCAGCAGACATAGTTGTTGAACTAGCTTGCGTAACTTCAGCGTTTGTTGGAGCTGTCATATTGTTTGCTGGTAAAGTTTCGGTAGCAGATGTTAATATAGGTTGGTTGTTATTATCGTTGCCACCAGTATTAGTTATTTCTCTACCATAAGCATCTACTTCGCCTCTACCTCTAGCTCTTATGTAATCTTCATAATTATCGTATTTACTTTTGCCAGCTTTTTTAACTTTGTTTTCAAAAAAATCTCTATTAACTTTTTCTGTATGTTTGGATAAAGGATTATTTGTTAAAAAAGAATTTTCTACAACTTTTTCAAGAACATTTTTTTTCTTAACTGTTCCATCATTTTTAATTTTATAATTTTTTTTAAATTGTGTTGAATAAGTATCTTGTTTTTTTTCGTCTGAGGTATCTGATCCTCCAGTTGATGCTCCACCCATATTATCCTCCTAACATTTTCTTTTTAGTTGTTAATTCGTCATCCTCTAAACCATCAGCTGTAGTTAAAATTGTTGATGATCTACCTTTTCTATTTCTTCTAATCTTTGCTCTTTTTTCCTCTGCCTCTCTTGCTCTTTCTTCATCCTCATAAGAAGGTGGTTCTGGCAAAGGTTTTGGCTCGGGAATAGCTGGCATCGCTGGTGGTTTTGGTACTAAAAATCCCATGGTTATCTCTCCGTGTGTATTGCATAATCGCTTTCAGCAGTTTGCTGATCCGCGAGTTTTTGTTTTGGTAATTCCGATAAAGATATGGCCATATACCTTGCAGCATCGCAAGCGTGTGAGCTAAAATCCTTAACGGGTTTTGCACTAAAAATTCTCATCTTCTCGTTAAACTTACGATGATGATGTCTTAATGCAGCTATTAATGGTTTTGTTGTTTCTGCATCAAACCAACATTTAGGTAACACCATTTTTAAATTGTGTATTCCATCTTCCAATGGAAGTTTTGGCAGCACCCTAAATCTTATTCCTAATTGATAAGCAATCTCTCGTCTTGTCTTACCATTACTAAATTCTGTTACTTCTATATCGTGTGGCGCATAGTGTTCGTCATAGACATAATCTTTGTCTTTAATCATTTGAACATAATGCGGTAAACCTTCTTTGTTATTTTCATAGTAATCGATAATCATTATTTGATTACCCACTTGCTGAAAAAAAACTATTGCGGTGTTATCTCCGTAACCCAAATCCCATGCTGTCGAAACTAAAAGAGATGGATCATAAGCAACTTTGGTTATCTGTTTATTATCTTCTAATTTTTGTATTATATCTCCGTAAATACTACCACTTACGTTTGCCACCCAATCGCACTCAAATTCCTGGAGATATTTACTCTCCCCCATCTGAGCTTTAGCAGCGTCTAGTTCTTGTTGATCCACTAATCCAGTTTCACTTGCTTTAGCGGTATAAGCTAACCAGCCTGGATCACTTAATGCGTATTGGTATAAATCATAAAATATATTCGACATCCCAGCGGGAGTAGAAATAAAATATGCAAACCCTTTACGATCCGATATAGCGGGTCTTAAAATTTCGTGCCAAAGTTTTGGGTTCATCTGGCTAACTTCATCAACACAAATTCCGTCTGCGTAAATTCCTCTTATACGATCTGGATCCTCTCCAGACATCAATGTAATTCTTGCGCCATTCGGAAAGTCGCAACGCAGCTCAGTTTCATTAAATGTAGTTCCAGGAATACATCCAGCGTATTGCTTTAGATAATCCCAGCAAACCCGTTTTATTGAAACGAATGTTGGCCCGATCAGATAATACCTGGGGTTCTTTTTATCATTCGTAAGAGCTTTCTTAATCAAATGAAGAATAACCAGGATTGTTTTACCAAATCTTCTATGGCAATTTAAAACTGCGAACCTATGTTTATCCAGATCCTCATGCAGCTTCGCTTGTAATGGCCGAGGTGTATAAGGTATCTGAATGTGCATTATTGTAAAATTAGAGCAATGACAATAATAGCAGCAGCTATTACAACAGCTGATTTTTTAGTTGTACTCCAGCCGTTCCATTTTTTAATTATTTTTTCCATAGTTCCTCCCGTTAGTGTAATGTGGGTAGTTCAGTTAAGTCTAAAATTGACTTGTACTCAATCCCACTATTCTTCATTAATTTTTTCACAAATAAATTTGCGTGCTTTGGATCGTCAAATCCGTTTAAGTGGATAACCATGCCGTTTGTATCTTCGGCCAGGAAAACCATTGCTGTTATCATTTTATTTTTTAAGTCTTTATCCATATCTGTTAAGATTGCTTATGTTTATTTGCAAAATTTCTAGCAGCTGCTACGGAACCAAAACCCCATTTTTTAAGAGCAAGAGCTTTTCTTGTTGGATTGCCTTTACTATCTTTCATCGGGCCAGCCATTCCGCTAAAACGCGCTGCGAATGAAACACGCCTCGGGTTTGTGCCTTTATTAACTGGAGCTTTTACTCCAAAATGTTTTCTACCTTTTTCGTTCAACCCTCCACTTGGGTTTTGAAATTCTTTTTTAGTCATGTTACCTTTCTCTGTTTGTGTGTGGCTGTGTGTGCTGAACTCCTAAGTTATATATTCTTAGATTTCGCGGCTGATTTTTCGGGGATACCCCACCTTTGTTCTTTTGAAATCTGGATTTTTGTATGCAGAGAACACGGGTCGCAGATCTAAAACCTACTGATTAATAACGTAAACTCTATCTTATTGAACCAACCAGAGAGTAACCAGGGAGTTGACGGCCAATGTTCTTGTTTTGTTCGAACTCATACGCGCGCCCGAGGATCCTGGAGCCGCGCATGAAAGCACGGAGTTTCTCCACTTAATAGTTATTCACTTGTTCCTCCAACTATCCATTTGGTAAGCTCGGTACAGATGTTGTTTGTACTTCTTCCACAATTTTTTTAGCTTCAACCATATCATTCGGATTTCCCCAACTTACAGTTATTGTCGTATCTTGTTTAACGTCTTGTTGAATTTTATCGCCAAATGTTTTAGCTGCAAGTTTGCTCGCAAGCCAACGAATGTGCGAATACTTCTCCCTCAAGAAATGTGTTTCTTGTGGTGTCTTTGGCACTTCCATATCTTCTGATATTTGATCCAACAATGTCCAAACTCCAGTTTGCCTGGCGTTCATAATTCTTTCGTGAAGATCTTTGTTTTCTCTACAATGTTTATAAACAGTTGATTGATCTGGTAACTTCTTGTCTTTTGTAATTTTTGATAATGGTTCGCCAAGTTCTAAACGCTTGATGATTTCATCTGTTTGTTTTGGATCCATTGTAGTAATTGTTCTTTTGTATAATTTTTGAATTGTTTTAAATTTTTGTAAGCTATTAATTTACCTTCTAAAGTAACAGCTCCCGTTGAAGCTCCTCCATGAAACCTACAACGATAATGACCAGACTTCATCAAATAACCTTTTGCTCTACATTGCTTGCCCGATGTTCTTGCAATACTTTCGCATTGGATTTTTTTAAGAGGATGACCAGCCATATTTCTGGATAATTTTATATCCAACTGTACCTTTTCAATTACTAAATATTATCAATCTTGTCTATAAGTGATTTGCTTAACTTACTTTCTAAATTGAATATTGCGTTGACGTATTTCTTCTTCATTGTCACTCGATGACAACCAAACATTTTACCAAGAGCTACCCAGGAATAACGTTTAGATCTGGCCCAGAGTATTCTTCTATCTTCCAATTCAACCAAGGGTAATAATTCAGTAATAGTCAGATCCCAGCAATTTATTTGTTTTGTGTTTGCTCTTAATTTAAGTTTTTTCGAATTATAGTAGCCATGATCCTTTGGATCGTAAGAAAACTCCAAAATATCAAACATTGAGGCTGCTTTTGGAATTTTAGGTTTTGGCATAAAACGTTCAGCCAAGCCAGCTTCATCCAGGATATTCATTATTTTTACACACCTTAACTTCAAACTGCCACCTTTTCGATGGCATCAAACTTTTTTATAGGTTCGTCTTTCCACTTATGTTTGGCAACCTTGGCTCCGCTTTTATTTCTATATTCAATATAATTACCAAATTCTCCACAGTACTCGTATTTTTCGCCTTGATACTCTATTGTTGATTTAGAATGATTAGCGGTGGTGGGGGGAGAATATTTATCTCTTTGATAGTTATTATACTTATTAAATCTATTATAGTTAATATTATTAGTTTTATTAATACCAGTCGTTTTTGAAACATCAGATGCGCGCTGTTGAAACATGATGCTTTTTTTCCTTGTTTCCTGGAGATTTAGCTGCCGAGATAAGTAATATTCATTAGTAGAGGATCTACGTTTAATTGTAACATAACCCAGTTTGGCAAGGTGTTTAATACTTCTGTAAATCGCAGTACGAGACATCCCTATCGCTTTTGAGATTGTGGAGTGTCTTGGGTAACAAATTCCAGTTTCCTTATTCATAAAGCTCACTAGGCACGAATAAACCCTATAATCCGAGTTAGATACCCTCACATCCTTTAATACAGTTAAATCAGATACAAAGAATAAACTCATGCTAAATCCTTTTTAGTACAAACCAAATCGTGCTGCTCCTGGAGAAGTTCTAATACCTGGAACCAACCATCGGGTAATACAAAAGTTTCTTGACCGCGTTCTGGTGTGAGCTGCGTTACTCGCAAACTTTCAACAGCTCTATCTTTATC